AGTACCGCCGCTGAATGTTGTAACCCAGCTTGCTGATCCAACTTCTGGATTAACAGGGATGCTCATCACGTTAGTCTTCATTGCAATTTGACGGAATAGAGGGGCAACTACTAGTTTACGACGTAGAGCTGCTTCCATTTGCAATTGAACTTCTAATTCCCATGGAGTTGTACCAGGAACGTGAGCAGCACTAGATTTCTCTAATAGTGTACGTCCATATGTAGTTTGAGAAAGAGACTTACCTAAAACCGAAGCTAAAAGAACTGCGTTCTCTTTTTCTTCGTAGGATACTGGATCCTGCTCAGATTTGTCTGCGAAAGTCATTTTAGATTTTTGCATTGCTGCAATTTCTGCTGACTTTTCTGCCAAAGCTGCTTGTAGGCTGCTTAGGACTTCTTTTGTTGTTTCTTGTTGCTCGTTGAAACGCTTTTCAACTTCAGCCATTAGGCGCTCAGCACCAGTATCAACTGTTTGTACAACTGGAGCTGCGGCTACTGCTGCGGCTACTGCTGACTTAACACGAGCTTCTAGTTCAGCTTCTTGAGCTGCCTTAGTTGCTTCTTGAGTGGCTTTAGCAGCGGCTTGATCTGCAAAAGCTTTAGTGGTTTGTTCAACCGCTGATTTAGCTGCATCTGCAACCATTTGTTTGATTTCTTCTGGATTCATTTTCCATTCCTTCTGTGATGTGCCGTCTGCTTCCTTAGAGGATTCTAGCCCTTTAGCTGACTCGCTTTTGGGTGCAAACTGCTGTTTAAATATTCTATACTCATCAGCATCGTTAAATGCCTTAGACAAACTAAATAGAGTGTTTTGATTAGCAGGCACTGAAACTATTGATATTTCTACCAGTTCCAATTGCTTGATTACAAATAACTCAGTTGCAGCATTATATTCAGCATCCATAACTCTGAATCCAACGCTAAACGCGGTTATTACCCCGTCTTTTACTAAATTGAAGATTTCTGCAGCAGCAGAAATTCTTGCTTTTACCCACAAACCTGTACTATCGACTCTATGCTGTACCATACGACCCACTGGATCATCATAGTCATGCTGTGCAAGAATAATAGGATTTTTCAAGTAGTTTTTAATTCCTGCTTCCCAAACGCTGGCAGGAACTACGTCCCCTTGTCTATCTATATCTGTGGTACTTGCATACCCTTCGATATAAACTGAATCACTAGGTTCATTGGTTGCAGGAGCTGCTTTAGTAAAAGTACTATTAAGATATAATACTTTGTTCTTATTCATAAGACTCCTTTTTAAGTGCTCGTACTATCTTTAGTAGGAGCCCCACCTTGCGACGGATTGACAGCTGAGCCTGCAATATTTGCTGGAACTCTAATCTGATCTAAACCTGCAATTTTATCATAGCGTAACTCGTCACGTGCCTCATTGGGGGTTATGATTCCACCATTTACTAAGCTTGAGTGATAGGCTGCTATATCTTTTAATTCGGGCTGTAAACTAGTAACATTTGAAGTTATTGCATCTACATCATACCCAAAATATCTTTCTAATGCCGATGTATATTTACGAATTACTGGCATTACTGTTTCTAGGTAAAACATTCGCAAATTCGGTGCTATATTAGCATTGTTTCCACCATCTAGTAAGATTGGTGGGACGCCAATTGACTTTAATATTTTAGTGTCATGAGATTTAATTGAGGTATCAAAATCCATGTCCTGAAAACTAGTATTAAGTAAATTTGATGGCTTTAGACCGCTATCTAAAATCATAGGGCGACGAGCCCCATTTTTGGGATTATATTTTGCGATCCAGTTTTGTATTGTTTTTTCTTTTGCCTGTGAACTAAGTGTATTGTCACTAGTTAGTACAATACCGGGTATTGCACCATTCTCAAAAAATGAGTCCTGAAAATTTTGCATTTTGTACATAATTTGCATAGACCTTGAGCTGGCTTCTAGTCTGCTAGCTCCACGATAAATAGACGTACTACTTAAATCTTTTATGTGAATAATTTCTGATGGCTTAAATGTTATTGTATTATTATATTTATAACTATGTATAAACGTCTTTTCATCAGGTTGAATTTGTACGTTGACAGCGGGTAGATGATAGAGGTGTGCTCCATCATAGTACATAAAAATATTGCCGTCTAATACAAAGTCAGTAAATATATTTGTTCTAAAATCTTGCGCTGATTGAAAAGGATTTGGATTAAAGTTTAAGAGATTTAAGAGTGTTTTTTGTCTAAGTCCTGATTGTACATCAGAATTTAATTTATTCTTTACATCATAGTCTAAACTAGCACAAGCACTAACAAGCATATTAGTACCGCGATTTACTGACTCTAGTTTTTGAAAGGCGATTTTATGACTAAAGGCAGCTGTGCTACCAATATTTACGCCTTGTTCTCTACGAATTATTTCTTGAGCTGGATTTAGTTTTTCAACAATCCATGCTCCTACATTGTTATACCATGCCATTTTTATACCTTAGGTAAAGGCGCTAAAAAATGAGCCTGTAGTAGTCTTAGTAGTGCTAGTTGTACCTTGAAACTTATCCCGTTGTATATCAACCCAACGCTCTTGACGTTGAACTGAGTTAGGTTCGGGAGCTTTACCAAATATCTTATGTAAGTTGACGTGGTGTTTATTACACAAAGTTCGTACCAGATCATAAAGTTCTGTTCGGTGCTCTGCAATAAACTCATCCCTTACAGCCAATATTCCTTCATCAGTAGAAATATCATACTTTTTTACTTTAGCCCATACATCTAGCAGAATTGTAATAGAGTGAAAGTGATGCAGCTCAAGATCTTCCCTAGTACCACAAATATAACAGTGGTCCTTCTTATCGTACGCTGCTTTAGCTTTATCTCTTACGTGTTTAACCGGAATACGTTTATTACCAGTGTTTTTTGCCATAATTTTTTGCACACATTATGTGAATGCTCCTATTATATCACTACAGCACAAAGAAGTCAACATATAAATTTTTTCTGCTATACAACTAATAGTTGATCCACTGAATATAATCTTTTCATGTATCTAGAAGGTTTATCTAGTACTGAACTTTCTAAATCGCCCTGTCTACGAGGGCCTGATATTACTTCAAAGTCAACGCCATTTGAGGTTTTAAATTGATCTACTATCTCTCTTACTGTATATCCCGTACCGTGCCCTAAATTTTCAATGGAGTTTGATGGCGTTTCTATAGCTAGAGTAATTGCACTACAAATTTCTTGTACGTGTACATAGTCTCTGAGGGCAGTACCATCTTTAGTATTATAGTCAGTGCCGTATAGGGTAAACTCACCAGTAAGAGTAGCCTGCTGTAGTTTACTCATTAAACCATCAGGGTTTGTAGGCATAAATCCTGCAGTACCTATTACATTATAGAATCTAAAAATAGTATAGTCTGACTTGCGGTATTCTTGTACTACTTGTTCCGCGGCCAATTTACTAACGGCATAGGGTGAGGCGCACTGAGGGGCGCAACCAGTACTAGCAAATATAAAGTTATCACAGGGCAGCCCAACTACCCTCATAGTACCATTTATATTTGTATCATAGTAGTCATAAGGTTTTTCCTTACTCTCACCCACCCGAACTAGTGCTGCTAGGTGTACTACGGCATCAAATTTTGGGAACTTACCCAGCAGCCGAGACTTAATATCTAGACAATATTGTTCATGGACTGGGGCTAGTGGACTATTTACGTCTAGCCCATACACTTCATAGTCTCGTGCTAATGCTTTCGTTAAATGTGAACCTATATATCCCGCATTTCCTGTTACTAATATTTTTTTCATAATAAGGTAAGTGTAGTATCCATTTTAGTAACTTCAGATAGGGTATAACCTAAATCAACAAAATCAACTACTAGACTATCTAGGAATTGCTTGTCCCCTAGTGTTTCCTGATTTTCAAATTTTATTTCTTTAATCAGCATTCCAGACTTTACTACCTCAAGTACACCAGGTAATATAAACTGTTCGTGGCCTTCAGTATCTATTTTAAGTTTACCGATTTCTGTAATTTGATACCTAGAACATAATTCTTTAAAGGTAACTACTTCTACTTGAGTAGTATTAACTAATCCTAAAGGTAATCCCATGTCCAATAATACAGCATCTACCATCGGATGCCTACTACCTAAGGAATTACATCCACGTATCCAATGAGGTAGTACTAAGGTATTAATTGTTACTTCTGGAACGTAGTATACAGGTAACTTTCCGGGCTTATCACTAATGGCTAGGTTTACTTTTACATAATTACTACT